AAGTAGGTTACAGCATTACGGGCATCCTTCAATACACCTGCACCGATGCTGAGTTTGCAGGGTCCGGTAGTACCTGAACAGGCTGCGTGGCCCCTTCGTGAGCCTTTACGGGGGGGCGTTTTTTTGAGTAGCTACGCAATAATGCGTATTGCTTAAATGGGGTTCCCTACTTGGCCAGTATGTGCCGAAAGTCAGCAAGCTTCCCAAGTGGGCAATCAAGCAGGCTGGCGGCATCGGCAAAAAGGCTTGGCGACTCGCTCGCCGTGGCCGCCGCCCTAAAGCTACCACGCGTCGACGGAGTACCACCCGCCGGCGCACCGCTAATCCTAAAAGGAGAACAATGGCACGCAGAAAAATGATAGTACCGCACCCGTCGATAACGGGGATGGCCGCAGGCTTTAGCCTATTAGATGACCTAACCCGGGGTGGCGTTGTGGGTAACGTAATGGCGGGCAAAGGTCAAGCGGCGCTAAAAACATTGTCTATAAACGCTCAGGACTTAATTAAAACCGACTCGGGGCGTAAATCATTAGTTCAGGCAGTTGGTATTGCTGCCGTTGGTTCCTGGGCGCGCCGAGCTCTGCCAGCCACAAAAATTGGTGGAAGTAAATTATTTTTCAGGATTTAAAAATGAGCGGACTACAAACACGAACCTATACGTTAGCAGCGTCGTCCTTGACGGCCGGAACCTTTGCGGCGATTACGGGCCTTCTGGGCTCATCGCAGAGCACCACAAACCCGGAAGGCATGACAAAGGTTGTCCGCCTGAGCCTGAGCTGTTCACCTGACCACACCAGCGCCACAGATGGTATATCAGTATTCAAGTTCGCAGGCGATGGCGTTAGCGTGCAGCAGATAATGGCCGGACCGAGCTGGAGCAACCAAGCAGCCGGACCGCTAGACGGCAACAACGGCCAACCCGTAGTTATGGAGTCGAGCACGGGGCTCTTTGATATTATAGCCGGCAACCAGATAGATTTTAGCGTGAGCTGCACCACGGCCGAGACAGTCGACGTCGCCGTAAGCATAACTTACGCGCCCTGAATGGCCATCATCAGCGGGCCGGGGACGGCCAGCGTAAGTGGCGCGAGTTTCACCGGTCCGGCCGAGACGCTAGAGTTGATGGCCGACCACTGCTTTTGCTATCCGGGGGAGTTCACAGCAGATACAACCCAGACCTCTAGGATGTTGTTTACCACAGGTAATTATTATGCAGTTGGTACAGTACGATTAGCGGGTTACTCGGATATGGGAAGTCCGGGCTCGGGAGCTATTGCATCTGCCAGAATTAAATTAAACGGGGCTACCGTTCTAAATATGCGCGCCGGGATTACGAACGAGTCGCCCTTCTGGGATAAAGCAGAATTAATTATCCCACCCTATACCAAAGTTGAAGCTATTACAGATGCCAGCACTACCAGCGCATCCTTAGATGGAACAATAACTTTTACAGGTAGAATATACCGCGGGTGAGGCGATGCCCGAAAAAGAGTATACGTTTAACCAGCAGCTCATCCTCGAGGCGGTAAAGTCGACCTACGGCATCCCTACGGTGGCGCTGGGAGCCCTCGCGGCAACGGGAGCTTTTGCAGGTTTAAAGTTCCTTGATTTTTTATCCACCCTGACGCTTCCTGAGATACCCGAGTTGCCTACTATACCCACCGTGACCGAGGTTCTCGACAACCTCGGAGTTGGAATAGTTGGGGAAGAGCGCTCGCAGTTCGGTAATGACGGGCTCGCGTGCCTTGCAGCTCATCCCAAGCAGGTAATCTTTTTGGGGCAGAAGATTAACGACCCGCTGCGCATGACTAAGGTTGCGGCATGTATGATTCGCAAGGGCTGGGCCGATGATGTGGTTTTTCAGTGGTTGCGGGATTTGTTTAAATGAGCCAAGAACTTCTTTTTTTGTTGTTCATGACCGGCGAACTTGTCGCGATTATGGCGCTATATACTTTGTGGATCATTCCCCGCGTAGCCCTGAAAACAAATAATTTATTTGAGCAGCGGATGCTCGACAAAACGTGGAATATTCCCGCGATGCTCGAGGATTACACCGGCGAATTAATCCAACAGGTCGATTATTTACTTTTTGGTTATGCGGACCCGGACAACCTAGATAGGAATGGAAAACCAAAACATAAAAAAGGTAAAATTCAATTATATTTTCCTGAGCTGCTCGGCGGATATATGAGCGGCGGAATTAAGCAGTTAAAAATGGACCCGGAGAACGCACTCGCCGTCGCGACAAGCGAATATCTCGAGGAGCTTCCGCTCCCCGCTCAACTTGTTGCGCGGTCACTGCTCCCGAAGCTACAGGAAGCCCTGAGCAAAGCCTCGCCAGAGGTTAAGAAGGCCGTTGTAGAGTACCACCCGGGCCTGTCTAAACCCTAGGAAAGCACATTCAAAGCACTTTCAAAGCCTTTTCTTTTTTTTGTGCTTATATTATAATTAAATACATACTAATATATTTATTCTATAAGCCGGCTTGTTTTGAAAAAGCTTTCTATTTTTGCTATAATAGAAAGTAGTATTTAGCTTAATCGGTTTTTATGGTGTCGGGGGAGTTATAGACACCTTTCTGTATTAATATCGTACGTATCTATTAACCTTAAGTAGGTGGTCCGGGGTGGCTTGGCAGTGGTACAATGAGCAATAACGCAACATTGAAACAAAATCAGCTAGAGGGCCGCATCGCTCGGGCCAGCAAAGACCTGCATAAAATCATGAAAGACCTCCAAAGGGACTGTAGGCCCTACTGGAAGTTCAGCGAGCTAGAGCGCGAGCTGCTAGACATCGCGCACGAAGCGGGCAAGCTCACGGCGGACCACTCGCGCGAGCTCAACGCCCGCCGGCGAGCACTCACCCAGATTAAGAACCTGAAGGAGAAGATAGCCGGTAAGATAGAGGAGCTGAAAGGGTGAGTGCCTATATCTGCGTCAAGTGTGGAACGGACATCGGTAAGGGAATGGGGAAGCCGTCACACGATAAACTATGGAAGCGCCTATGCATCCATATTTGGCTCGACCACCCCGAAGACATTAAGGACGGCAAAATATCAACGGAGTGGTAATGGTTAAGCAAGTCGGCCGTCCCCCGCTGCCGTACGCCGTGCGACACGTTACAATCAATATGAAGGCAGAGCACTATGTCAGGATGAGGCGCGACGGTACGAACATGTCCAAAACCATAAACGAATATCTGGATAAGCGCTTTAGCTTTTCATTATGTCCCACCTGCTACAGCGAGGACGACCTGTCGATTGAGCGCTGCGCCAAGTGCAGCGGCCGCGTCCTCTATTGCCAGAATATAAGATGCAAGCGCTTCTGAAGAATTTGCGTTGAAACTCTTGGACAAACTTGGTTTCTACCTGAGCAGCTATTGCCAAAGTCCTGGCAGAACCATAGTAATTTGTACCATGAGTGAGACGTTTTGCGATATCTCTATAAGTGAATCCCCTATAGAATTCTTTATCCACTCCTGTTTTTCCTCTATCTGGAGACATACCGAAAACCATTGAGGCAACTTGAGAATGCACATCTGATTCCTCTACTGCTTTGATGTAATTTTTATCTTTACTTAGGTAGGCAACTGCTCTTGCTTCTGCACCCGCCAAGTCACAATATACTAGGTAGTGGTCTGGCTCTGCTATGAAGACTTGTCTTATTGAGGGATCAATGTTTTGTACGTTTGCTGAATGTCTCAGGGGGTGATCACTACTTGACCACCTACCAGTGTCGGTGCCAGCTACATTGTAGGCAGCAGCCCATCGATCACCTTTAGCTAAGTCTTTGCTTAGGGTTTGACACTGCTTTTCAAGATCGCGTATTGCCAATATCAATTTAACGAAGGGTCTTCCTATGGCGTAGTTCTTTGCTATTTTTTCTAGGGCGATGCGGTTGCATGTGATACTTCTTACGCCAGCCTTTGAGTGGGTTTGAGGTGGAATAGTTAAGGTATCATAAAAGAATTTCTTCAGTTGTATGTGAGAGTTGGGATTAATGGGGGTGCCTATTAGGTGGATGGTGAGATCATTTAGGATGGCACGATAAGCGTCAATTTTCTTTTGGGCTTTCTCAACTATGGCAGTGCGCGCCCTGGTATCTATCTGTATGCCTCTGGTCATCATGGTGTGCACAGGATTAAGAAGGCTTTTCTCAAAGGCATAGGTGGAAGCATTGTCTTGTAGCTTTGGCTTAAGAATTCCATATAGCTCATGCGTCAGCATGGTGTCCATCCCACAGTAGGCGAGATGAAGTTCATGCGCGTTGAGATCATCAAAGTTAGTTACTGTTTTCATTGGTTTCTTTTTTGCGGCATTGGATTTTAGCTTCCTCTTTCTTTTTGTCTTTGATGGTTACAGGTTTGGTCACCCTGTTGAGTGCCTTGGCGACGGGGTTTGTCTTGGGTCTCATCTTAGTAGGGGTTGGCGACGAGGGATGCTCCCAAATCTTTTATCATATCTTGGAGATACCACAAGGCTTTTTTTAGGTCTTGGGTTTGCTTCTTTTTGTCTTGGTGCTTGATGTTGTAGCGTGAAACATACTTGATGACATTGCCTTGGGCGTAAGACATGTCCCACGATTTGATGTACTTGATTGTCTCTATGCCCTTGTTGTAGTGAGGAGGATTATTCACTAGGTCTTTTTGCATAGAGTCTCTTAAACTTACCCAACCTGGAGAATCATTAGGAATACTGGGCGGAGGTTTGGTATCGGAGGAGGACATTAAGACGCTTCCTTACAAAGTTGGTGATAGAGGTTGGCTCATCAATTATTACTAAGGCTCTTGTCTGTGTAGATTTGGGATCAAGCTCTGCCAAGTCACAAATTTCACCAAAATCAGAACTGCTTACGAACCAACTGATAGCTTCTTTTTTATCTGGGTCATAATCTTTCTTAGTGGCGTCAAGCAATGCTTGATATACAACTGCCCTGAATAGTTTAGTTTCACTCATCTTTTTTATGACGCTCTTTCTTTTTCTTTTTGTTCATTGTTTTCCACGCAGCTTCATCACAGTAGAGGGAACCCAAGAATCCCAAAGACTTTTGCATCTCAGGAGATATAGAATGATGAAGTAGCATAGTGTCTTCAATAGGAAGAACCACAGGAATACCATGATTAGTAAAGTAAGAGATATCATAGATACCATTATGAAACACTTTGATGCAATCCCCTGTAAGAATATCAAACATAAACTCCCATAGCTTTAGCTCTTCTTCGTAGGTCCATGCATGATAGCCTTCTTTATTTAAGTTCCATATAGGTATCACATAACTTTCTGAAGGGGAAGGAGAAAAAGATACACAAGTTATTTGTTTAGCTTTAGTTTCTACATCTATGGCTACCACACCTTTTAATTTTAGTTTGATATGTTGAAGGTCATCAAGGGAGGTAACAATATTTACCTTACGTTCTATCTTTTTTATGCCTTGTAGAAATCTTTTGGCTTTGCATAAGTCGGCTCTAACTATAGGGTGAGTTGAGAAATCCTTAAGGATGTTAGGTATATCTATGGTGGGAAGTATGGTGTATTTTTTATAGGGGCATAGGGTTCCTCTATAGTCGCTTAGTCTAAGGTTGGTGAGGAGAGTGAAAGGAATCTTACCAAAAGTTATGATGAGATTGGGATCAAGTTCATCTATCTCTTTTATTAATTTGATTACCCCAGGGAGAAATTCTTCTTGGATGTAACCTGCATCGAAGCGCGGAAAAGAATTCTTTTTAGGGGAGAAGTGCTTGCCCTTTGCAGGGAATAAACATCTAAAATGATTTCCCTCTAACTTTAATTCAGCCAAGTCAAAGAGGCGACGTATCTGCTTACTGGTTTCAGGCGTAAGAAACTTGGGCGCTTCAGCTAATAGTTCTGGTTTTTCAAAAAGGAAAAGCATGGGGCATCAGCAGGGCCAACACCCCACACCCTTTCTTTTATTTAGAGTGGAATACCGTCGTTTTTCTCAAGCTTTTTAACGGTAACAAAGGGACGATCCCTTCCTTCAACAGTCTCATGAACGACAGTTGCGATGGCTGTATTACCAATGCAATCGTCTAAGAGTTCGGTATAGGGTGTACCTACACCAGACTCTACAAGAGTTTCATTGAAGGTGCTAATAAACTTCCTCCAATTGCGCTTGTCACGAGAACGATGTTGTAACCAGTAACGCAGGGGAAAGTTATTCTCGGTATCAGTCATGTCCTGATTATCGAGAGCTTCCTCCACACGCAAGCTTACTTCATGCATGTTGTTACCAGCCTTGGAGAGTTTTTGCTCGTATTGGGTGAGCTTAACGATGTACTTCCCTTCAGGGTAGTCCCGATAGAGTGGGGCTTCCTCAAGAGTGTCTTGGGTAGGATCGAAAACTTCATCATGATCGCTCATGGATAGTCCTTTCTTTGGTTTAATGTTTGATCTTTTGGAACAACTCCGCATAGTCAAGCGGATGTTCAGCATCAACTGCCTTGGGTGAAGAACACTTCAAGGCCATAAATGAGTCGGATTTTGTTCTCACTATGGGAACCGACTCCCTTCCCATCCTCTTGCTATCGAGCCGCCATATGTTGTTGAAGTAGCGTCCGATAGATTTGGATACTGCTTGACCTATCATCTGAGGATATCCCTTCAGTAGGCCCTGATCATTCTCTATGGTTTGAATGTGAGTATTGACGATCACATTACATTTTACTTTGGGACCAGTCAAGAACTGAATGATTCGTTTTAACTCTTGACCAGCCTCAAAATATTTCATACGGCCATCTGTCTTTTTGCTGTGAGATAAAAGACATTCACCATACAAACTGGCTGAATCTATTACTATGACTTGATCGGTACCCCAGTCAGTTATTGGACCTAAATCCTCCTCTGTAGTTGTCCATATCTTAAGTATTTCTCTAACTAAATTTGGGGTATTAGGGTCTTCTACATCAAAGGTAATATAAGATAGCTTACTTTGATTATCTTCGATGTAGTTATGAAGGATGTCTAAACCATTGTCAAAGTCGAGGACAGCTATTTGATAGCCATCATTAAGTAGGGTGGCTAAGGCACCAGTCTTACCTGTACCTGGATCACCACATACTAGGGCTTTAACTCGTTGGTCTCTTGGGTGGTTACTAAAGTTCGGCATATTGGTTTTCCTCTTGGAGTTTATATTGGTCGCAAAACTGTGAGACGGGACACCAGTATCGACACCGGATTGATACACCAGGGCGATACTCGATGTCAAGCCCCTTCTTTTGGGCAAAATCTTGGGCCTCAAATTCTGAGGCAAAAACTCTGGTCGCTCTCTTTGCACCTCGTTTGATGGTTGCCCACTTGTCACCTCGATGCCAGCGTTCTTCATCTGTGCATAAGGGTAGTTCCTTTAAGGCACTTTGGTGTTTACTTATTTGGTTTGATATCCACTCCCTTGTTTCCTCATGTGTCCACATGTTGGGGGTAACTTGAAGAACAGGAATATGGGGGTAGTCTAGACGCTTTTCCCTTTTGCTTGGGGAATAATCTACTAGGAATACGATGACCTTCATGGATTCTACAGGATGGTTGGGGTGGTTTTCTTCCCATAAATATTTGTAGATGTTGAGTTGCTTCTCCCAATCTTGAAACTCTTCTGCTTCTTTATTAAGGTAGCTGGATACCAGGGCAGTCTTCCAATCTATGAGGGTCTTGTCGTTCTTATTAAATACGAGAAGATCGGGTTTGCCACTGAGAACCCAATCACCAAAGACTGCATAGAAACGCTTCTCTATGATGCTTTCGGCGGCTACAAAGCGTTCGATCTTCTCATGCCATGCTGTACCATACTCTGCTCGGAGAGCCTCAGATACATCCATCTCAAGCTCATCTTGATGCTGCTGTTGGAGAGCAAATATTCGAGGGGGCTTAAGCAAGTCGGTGGCACTTACTTGACTTTCCCCTCTGTCATAGGCATTAGCTTCGACAAGGTTGACTAGCTCTTGGGGTAGCTGATAGTCGTTTCTGATTTTCATCTTGGGCATTAGCTTACTTTCACTGGTGCGTAGGTTTCAATCCATACATGAGCGCCACAAGGCAAAGGTTTATCAGGACGATACACAATACGAGAAGGTCCTTTAAGCTCTATATTAAAGCCGTACTGGTTGCTTTTATAAGTTTTGCAGGCTAGGGGCGCAACGCATTCATTGTATTTCTTATTAGATTTTATTATGTGTTGATTTACATGCACTATTGTTTTCATCTTGCTTACTTTCACTTCATGTCTCTAAAGTTGCCTCGCATTACCTCTTCATAGTTGAACCGTTCCTTGAAGGAATCTTCTATGCTCACATGATCAGGAGAAAACCCCACTACCTCTGTGTTATATACAAACGCTCTTCTAGGAATTTTAGTGAGGTTGCGTGCGAACTGATAACCTTTTTCAGTAGGAGCCCAAAAACCCTCAGTTTGTTTGCGTGCATTGCTACCATCACGATCATAATCAGGCTCAGGGCTTGTAATTAGTTCCCAATTTTTGCAACCAGTTATAGTGCCTCTTCTAATCAACCATCTTGGCGCGGTGTTTCGAACATCTGCATAACCTTTATATATATAAGTCTCGTCTTCTAGCAACCTTCCTTTTAGAGGTTGTTTAGTCAGCCAAATTAAAGAGTGTGCCATACTGTTAGTGAAAGTCATAGGATTTATTTTTCCCCACTTGCGGCATACTGGACAGTGGCCGCCGCCACCATCTATGACTTCCTCCCAATTTTTTTGTAGTTGTGCTAGAGTTAGTTCGACACGCGGGGTTTGAGCAAGATCAAATTGAATCTGCCCTCGCCGCTCTTCGTCGTCGCGATGTTCATGTTCGTTAGTCATCTTGGTTCCTTTCTACTTTAGTTATGCTTACGTTAAACATCTTGGACCCCAGCTTTATTGTTAGTTTGAGGGGTTCATCTTCTTCTAGGTCGTTTTCACACCACAGGTCAGACCAGTATTGATCCTCTGAGGCTGGGTCTAGGGGATCATAGTTGTACATGCGCATATCCCTTTCAATCTTCTCATTGAGAGACAGCTTTTTAGCTAGGGATATAATGTTATCTATGACCAACAATTTGACCTTTCATTTTTCTCTTTGTATTTCTGCTGTAACTCACCATACTTAATAACCTTTAGCATGTATAGCTGGTCCCATAAGGGTAGAGGGGAACGCTTAAATAATTTTTGACAGGCTGCAATCAATTCCTCCATTAACATTTGTTGGGACTGTGTGATATCTCTTGAGTATAATAATCGAGTGAATGTATACATCAAGCAGTCCCTTGATTATTCAGAGGATCAGCATCCCACGCCTCAGGGGCACAAGTAGGGCAACAGTTTAGGCAGTCATCCTCATCAGCGGAATCTTTCGGGATATTCCATAGCTGACCACATCCTACACAGCTTATAGATTGTGATTCTACCTCGCTGTCCTCCATAAATGCATTTAGTTTGGAACGTAATTCCATTTAAGCTAAACCTCCTTGGGCGACATATACGTTTCTAGCTTTGTATTTTTTCCATGCTTCACTAAATTCCTCTATTAATATTTGTTCGGAATAAGTAATGGTACTCGAATATAATATTTTAGTGAAGGCATGTATCACTCGTTCCTTCTGGATATATTCTATTAGGTCATTGCAATTTTTTCTGCGAAACACACCATGCTCATTATCTAATTCCATCTATCCTTCGCCTCCCTCATCCTGCCAAGCGGCGATTTGGGCATCGTTATCCGCCTGATCTTGTCGGATTGAAGCAAACAGGTCTTCAGGTATATCTAATCTTACATCCTCTTTGCAGTAGAGAGTTATTACGTTTTGCCAACCATTTATTTTTATTCGGATAATTTTATATGGCTCGCCACGCCCAGCTTCCTCTTGTCCCTTTAGAGAAATACTTTGCACATCGTGTAGATGCAGTTCCATTTTATTTCCTTTCATTCCATAGCTCTTTAAGGTAACCATAATCTACATGCTCCATATGGTCACGCAAGAATTCGTCAGCCTCTATTAAGTTTTTTACCCTTTTCTCAAGAGCCTGACTTAGACGCTCTCGGTGTTCTAGTTCCCAGTCGCTTATGCTTTGGCGTTGGATGATTCATGCGTCACCGCATCTCGGGTGGTTCATATGCGTCATCGGTTCTCTCCTTGAATCTCTGGAAAGCTAGTGTGTCAGCCTCTTCAGGCGGGAATCCTTGTGCTAAAAAGTGTTCATAGTAATGTTCTAGCAAGCCTTCTTTTTCTTCGTCAGTCAATGATAAATTTTTTTCGTTAGTCATTGGTTTTCCTTGGTTTGCTTGGGTCAAAGAGTTCTTTCTGGTATTCCTTTACTCTAAGTTGGTGTCTAATTTTTACTTTCAGCCCTAGTTCCTTCTTAAGTTGGGCTAGTTTTTCATCATCGAGAAGCTCATCTGGAGTAGTCTCGAATATACTTTTCCTCAGAAAGAGCAATATGTTGACAATCAAAAACACTATGATTGGCACTAGTGAAAAACTTTAGGTTCGATTTGTTCCATTTCTTCTCTTTCCATTGCCGTTCGGATGGTTGTTATTACTTGTTTGGGATCATAATTATATCTACTTACTGCACCCATAACTATTCGTTCAGTCATTAGCCAAACAATAAACATAGGATCAAGTTCGCAGTGTTCCGCCACATCAAATAGATGTTCAGTCATATCGGATAGTTCACCCAATACATAATCTCTATGTTTAATGTCTGGTCTCGTAGGCTTATCCATCATCAACTTCTATAGGTATCATTTGCTTAAGCAACTCATTACATTTTTCATCATCCTTAAAGAACGGATTACCTGTTGCAGCAGGTGGATACCTTTTTCCTTTTCCTTGTGCTAAGAATTCTTTTATAGCACTCTCCTCTTGGGACAGTGATAGAGTTGGTACATTAGCAAATTTTCTAGCTCTGTGCCAATTGCTAAACCAAGTTCTTTTGTTGGCTCTTGCTGTGGCACTGCTTTTCTTATGGGGTGCTCTGTAGATTTTCGGTTTAAACTGTTGCATCATGTCGCCTCTGGAAGGGTATATCTTAGATCACGATGCTTATCGATTGCATCACCTATTATAGTATATAATTCAATGAGTTTGTCCACAGGCATGACGAAAGGGGTTGGTGATGCATCCTGTATTTGTGCCATAGAGTTACAGGTGCGCCTTAGGTCACTGATGGAAAAGATAAGTTGCTTTTCTATTTCATCATATTGATTGACCTCTTCTTGATCTACATCGTGACCATATACATCATGAGGACTAGGCATACCGCCAGGGCTAACATACTTAGTCATGATACCTCCAAGTGAATTGATTTCTGAAGATTAGAACTCCACCTAGAGTTGGGTGTGTCTTCGCTAGGGTCTACACGATAGCCTATGGGAATAAACCAGCGGGTCATAAGCTCCTCTGCTTGGGCTGTTGCTTCATCTTGGGTTGCAAAACGTAGCCCATTACCAGCGAAGTAGGTGCCATCAGACTGGCGTACATCAAATTTCATCATTGGTCGAAATGATTTCGATTTCATGGACCTCTATCCTTTCCTTAATTTTCTGCTCAGTTGGTTGTTGCTGAAATACAAGCCCACCATTCTGTATTTATTGTAAGTGCAAAAGCTTTACACTCTGTATAAGAAACAAAACCTCGGAACCAAAGGTCAACCTCATCCACTATAATTACCAATATGAATATGGTCATGTTATGCTCCGAATTTTATGGACGTAGTTGGTTGCAAAATTTAGCCTGTTGTTGTGGCGTAAGGGACCCTTAGCTTTGAGGGCTATACAAGAGGGATAAGGGTCTAGGAATCGAAGGTCGTTATCATCTCCTGATATTGTAGGGAAGCCCTCAAAGGTAGCTGGTATATCATTCATAAATACCGCTGCTATATTGGTATGAGTTTTCTTCGCTGCACTTAGATAGCGATTGAATAGATGATTGTGAGGAAACACACTCAGGGTCAGGTGATAATTGCTAGGCTGGTTTCCCAAGCGGTGTCTGTCTTTGGTGTAGTCGTAGAATTGTGTAGAGTATCTTTCCATGTATATGTAATTTTCCCAAGGCCAATCAGATAATACATTCAATCGTATTGCCAGTTGTTTCTTTTTCTTATCAGCATATTTAATCATGGTATTGATGTCAATGTCAAGCAGATGCATGAAGAGTACTGGATCATCAAATAGCAGCTTGGTCCTCTTGATGCGCGCTTGTTGAACTGATTTCATAGCCCCTCGACCAGCATAGAACAGGCAAGTAGGTTTGCATCCAGCTACGTTTTCGTGGGTGCAGACACGATAGCCTTTACCTGCTATATCGCTAGGGGCTAATGATAGGCCAGCAACAAGCCAGTCATCACCACTCTTGTTTAGTTTGGTATTGGTTCCAAGTTGGAGTAGGTGTCCCTGTTTTCTATACATCATATCGCCTCTCTCCTAGCCCCAGCGAGGCCAATAGACCGTATCCTTTGCTCATATACCTTGTTGCAGTCAACATTTTGCTCTTAGGAGGAACGTACCACTCAGCACTACGCTTCCATGTGGCAAGACGTTCAGGCTCTATTTGATATGCGAAAATATAGTCAGGTTCATAGTCAGGTTCATTCATGTTCGGTTCTCCAGTTAGGGTTAGGGTGGTCAAGTATTTCAAATAAGCTTTTTTGCGAGGGGTCTTTGTGTTGAAAATGTTGGAGCAGCTTCTGTTTAATTTCGGTACGCTTCGTTGAGTGATAACAATACCATGCAATTTTTCTATCTGCATTATAATATAGTTGACGAATGCGCTCCCTAGATACGCCCCAACGCTCACCAAGTTTTTTATATGTTGTGGGCTTGTAGGTAAAAGTCCTTTCTATGAAGATATGTCTATGGCGTTCAGGAAGAATAGCTAGAGCTTGCATTACTAGTTTTAGTTCAAATGTGTGCTTGGTCATGTTCGGTTCTCCTTTACTGTTATAGGGTGGGCTTGGCAATCTTACTATGAGACCGCCTTGGCTGTCGAGACTGCCCACGAGCCTCCGCTTGACTAGAGTATCTAGCCTGTATACTGACCATCTGTAGGGTATATACCTAGATAATCAGGGCCGTGAACCAAATACTCCTCGTGGATATCAGCTATACCCTAGGAGACTCACGGCCTAAGCTGCAACGAAAGGAGATTCTTTAAGCAACTTTCCCACAAATTCTTGTCGGTCCAATAGAACTGCTAGAGTATTCTTTTCTCCAGCGCTTTTCTTTATGGAGAATGTATCGGAATCATGGGAAGCCCAATAGGTAAGGGCTGAAGAGAGAGCAAAGATGTTTCGGCCCTTGGTTTCAGTCTCAGATTTCCACTGATCGTATAGTTTGTCTCCTGTTTTATTCATGTCTATTACAGGAGAGCCATCAGGTTGTTCAAGTTCACGGCCCTCTGAATCACAAAGACGCCTTGTCCACTTAGGAATACTCTGTAGATATTTGATAGCTTTGAGATCATCGCATGGAGTTCTTACTTGATGATCATGTTTCTTTCTCATCTGGTCAAAACTGGATATGTAGTTTACTTGTGGTGCGACAAAATCATCAAGATCAAAGCCTGATGTATGTCTCCTGCTGAATATTGCCCACTCACCACCCATCTCAAAGTTGGCGCAGAAGAAATCCATTAGACCAACGCCTGACCTAGCACTCCAGTCACCATCTACAGCATTCTTAAGATAGACATGGAAAGTTCTCTTGATGGAGTAGCCTTGGTTGGTGCGGTATTGGGTGTAGAGTGAGGGAAACTTGAAGTGAGCAGTCATCTTTGCGCCATTCCAACTGAAGCGCTTTTCACATTCGACACTATGCCAATGCTCATAGGGTATTTGTTCACTGAGGATTGAATGAAACTTATTGTATATGTCCTCGTGCTGGATGAGCTTGTAGCCTTTGCCTACCACTCTGATTATTGGCTGTTCATCAAGAAGTAAAGACGTTCTCTTGATTGCCTTAGAGTCTGAAACAAGTTTGCCTTCACAATACAGGGGTGCTTCGTGAAACGCAGGGAATGTATCATTTTGGATAGAGTTTGTATAGGGTAGCATGTTAATTCCTCCTTGGAATTAGGGTTACAGTTGAGTTAGGGTAATCTCTTTGTACATCACCGATTTGGTCATAGTATTCAAATGGTGCAAGAACCTCTTTCTTACCTTCGTCGCATCCACAATCTACATCTTTAGCGGATGGATCGTTAGGGTGGTCATAGGTTACTCTGCCCGTACCACTACACTCAGGGCAATCCATGACAATTTGCCATTGCTTCCCTAGTGCACTAGGAAACGGAATTATCTGAGATAGTTTAAGCATAAGGGGCGGCTCCTCCTTGCTATTTGAAGTTGCCGACTGTACCAATACCCCGAGAGCCTAGCTTACGAACTCCATGCAAGGTTTTAGCTGCCTTACGCTTTTCCTTTGTTCCCTTATTGGTGTTTGTTCCATTCCTTTTGCCGAGCTTCTTGGTGGGCTGAACTTGGTAAAGCTTGAAGATTCCGGGCTCAAACTTTCCACCACGATCAAAGGCAACTATTTCGGTACGCAAGTCGTTCCTTACGATGTAACGTACCCAAATGTTTTTGTGTTTCATCTTCAAGAATACTCTTGAGATATGTACAATAGCGTCTGTACCTTCTTGCTTCATACATGCTCTTGCTACTGCACAGTTGCCATGATCTTTGCGACTGGCAAATTGAGTATCTTGTTCTGTGATCTCAATTTGGATGGTCTCAGTTGAGTCAATTACGTTACGTCCACCGATTCT